TATTAACATGTCAGTTTACAAAGAAAATGGTGGTACTATACCTAACCAATATCAGTATAAGTCTAAAGATTTTAGAAACTATACACGTCATACTGAAGAGTATGAGTTAGAAGTTATATTACAGTTATACAAAGTCCCTTTAAATGCAGAAGTTTTATCACATTTAAATGTGATGAACCCTGACATACTTGAAAACTGGGAACTGTCTTTTGTTCCTCCACCTCCGGAAGGCATTCAGGATTCTTACAGATATATTTTATCTAAAGCAACAAAATGTCCAGCTGATGCTACAGAAACAACAAAAAAAGATCCATGGTCTAAGTATTCGTTTTGGACAATGGATATGAGTGAACGTCTTTCCTCTGAGTTATCCCAGTTTGCTTTAGGTAAAAAGTTCTTGTATCAAACAGGAATGTTAAGACGGAAACGTGCACGCACCGAAAATGTTTCCACTAAAAGAGCAATTAAACGTAAGCGTGTAAAATAAATGTTTGTTACTGAATTGTACTGTGAACTTCAAACTGTGAAACTATGTACTGTGAATATTTGTGAACAATAAAATTTGCAATGTGAGCAATATCTGACTCATGGGGTCAATATGTTTGTCACCGCCCCCATCCATCATTGCTTCCTCAGGAATTTGCATCCTTAGTTTGGGCGCTGTGGTCAGCTGGTCAACAGCATACCACTTTCGGTGCTAAAATACGCGCCAAAGGCAATCTGCAACAACCGATCCCGGTCGGTAAGTATAGCCGCGGGTGAGTGCAAGTTTAAACAAAATTTGGTTGACTCAAACACACCTGGTGTAAACCTGAGTCGGTCGCCTGAGGACCGAAGGCGGTGCTAATCTGTAGATAAGAACAATAGTTGGCAACAACAATTTCCTTCAGCTTTATATTCCACCGGGAGTGGTACATATAAAACAGCAGCTTCTGCACATTTCAGCAGCTTTGATGGAGCAGTTGTTGCCTTACAATATAGAGGACTATTGCCGTGTGTTTAATATATCTTTTTTTAATGTTCGCATGAAATGCTTGTTTTGTAAATTTAATGTATCGACTCTTGATTTAGCCAGCTTTCATTGTAAACGGTTACGTTTAGTTTGGAGGGGTAATAACTGTTTTGCATGCTGTGAAAAATGTTTGCGCTTGCTTGCTAAATATGAATATGAAAATTACTGTATTTGTGTTTGTAAAGGTACTACTTTAGAATTTTTAACTAAGAAAGACTTAGCTACTTGTATTGTACGATGTATTGAATGTTTGATGCTACTGGATTTTGCAGAAAAAGTAAATTGTGATCGTAGGGGCTTGCCATTTAGTTTGGTGCGAACACATTGGAGAAGTTATTGTAGGAGTTGTGTGAAAAAAGATGATTGGGAATACTGTTAATATTAGAGACATAGAGCTTAATTTAGAAGCACTTGTCCTCCCAGAGAATCTCTTGAGTGACGAATCTTTGTCACCCGATTTGGTACCTGAAGAGGAGGAGCAACAAGCCTACAGAATTGACACCTGTTGCAACTCTTGTGGAACAGGTGTACGTATTTGTGTTTTGGCCACACGGCCAGCCATTCGAACTTTGGAAGGACTTTTGCTTCAAGAATTAAGTCTTTTCTGTCCACAGTGTTCCAGGACCCATTTGCAACATGGGAGATCCCGATAAAGGTATTGATTATAATGATGCATTAGAAGGTGGGAGTGAATGGTATATAGTATCACAAGCTGAATGTAGTATTGATACTTTAGAAGATCTGTTTGATAATAGTACAGATGCTGTGTCTGAAATTTCAAATCTAATAGATGATGATGAGGTAGATCAGGGAAATTCCCTGGCATTGTTCACAGAACTGTTAACTGAAGATAGCAACAGAGCAGTAGCAGACCTAAAACGAAAGTTTACAAACAGTCCACCGGAGGCTGTGGAAAGCTTAAGTCCGAGACTGCATGCTGTCCATATAACTCCACAAAAATCTATCAAAAGACGCTTGTTTCGAGACAGTGGAATTGAACAAGATGAAACTGAGAATCTTTCTGAGAAGGTAGTCGATACGTCTTTTCAGCAGACTGTTAGCTTTGAGCAGCAGCAGGGGGACTGTTTAGACTTGTTTAGATCGACTAATTGGAAAGCAACATTTTTATATAAAATAAAAGAGATATTTGGAGTATCATATACTGAAATTACAAGAAGCTTTAAAAGTAACAAAACATGTTCTCAAACATGGGTAATAGCGGTGTATAATGCTAGAGATGAAATGCTAGAAGCAGCAAAAATTCATTTAGAAAATCATTGTGATTTTTTTCAGATAATTATATGTAACTTTTCTGGATTGTTCTTATGTCAGTTTAAAGCAGCAAAATGTAGGGAAACCGTAGAAAAGTTATTTGTAAATTTGCTTAATGTAAATGCGATGCAAATATTAAGTGAGCCACCGCGCACTAGAAGTGCTGCCGTTGCATTATATTTTTTTCAAAAAAGTTTAACAAATGTGTCTTATAAATTTGGTGACTTTCCAGATTGGGTTAGAAAACATACACAATTAAACCATGAAGCTTCTGCTGCTGCAGACACATTTGAATTATCTGAAATGATTCAGTGGTGTTATGACAATAATTATACTGAGGAACCAATAATTGCATATCGATATGCAATGCATGCTGATAGTGATAGAAATGCAGCTGCATTTTTAAAAAGCAATCATCAGGCTAAATATGTGAAAGATGCATGTATTATGGTAAAATATTATAAAATGCAAGAAATGAAAGAAATGACCATTTCCGATTGGATATGGAAATGTTGTGATGAAACCAAAGATGATGGTAACTGGAAAACAATTGCATTATTTTTTAAGTATCAAAATGTAAATTTTTTAAGCTTTCTCTGTGCTTTAAGGTCTTTATTTAAACAAATTCCAAAGAAAAATTGTTTAGTATTTTATGGGCCTTCAGACACTGGAAAATCATACTTTTGTAATACTTTAGTTAGTTTCATGAGAGGAAAAGTAGTATCATTTATGAACAGACAGAGTCATTTTTGGCTGCAAAATTTAATAAATACAAAAATTGGATTTCTTGATGATGCCACAATGCCTTGTTGGCTTTTTATGGATACTAATATGCGTAATGCTTTGGATGGCAACCCTGTTTGTCTAGATGCTAAACATAAAACACCTGTGCAAATTGTTCTTCCACCGCTTCTGGTAACTACTAATGTTAATGTAGAGTCTGAACCAGCATTAAAATACCTGAAAACTAGATTAACCATCTTTACTTTTCCTAATCCTCTTCCTTTTAATCCAGATGGCTCTCTGGTTTATAACATTACTAATGAAACCTGGGCCTCTTTTTTTAGAAAACTTGGAATGCAAATAGATTTGACTCCAAAAGAGGATATCCAAGATGAATCAGGCCGATCTGACAAGCCGTTCCGATGCACTACAAGAGAGACTTATGAATCTTTATGAGAGTGGTGCAAAAACATTGGAGGCTCAAATAGAGCATTGGCAACTTGTTAGAAAGCTAAATGTTCTATATTATTATGCGCGAAAAGAAAAGTTTAGTCATTTAGGCTTGCAACCCTTGCCAAGCTTAACTGTGTCAGAATACAAATCAAAAGAAGCTATACAAATAGTATTATTGCTTAGAAGTTTACAAAATTCGCCATATGCAGAAGAAGAGTGGAACTTAAGTGATACAAGTGCAGAACTTATACATACACCTCCTAAGAATACTTTTAAAAAAGGACCTTACAGGGTTGATGTGTGGTTTGATCATAACCCTCAAAACAGTTTTCCATATACTAATTATGACTTTATCTATTACCAAGATTATGATGAACAGTGGCATAAAACAGCAGGACTAGTTGATATAAATGGATTTTATTATGAGGAACCAAATGGGGACAGAGTTTATTATTTTTTATTCGAGGGAGATGCAGCAAGGTATGGAGACACTGGACAATGGACTGTGCAGTTTAAAAATACAACTCTTTCTACCTCTATACCTAGTTCACACAGGCCGCAATCCACCATTTCTCCCCAAGGGTCCATCAGTTCCTCCAGCGACTCCATATCTCCAACGCAGAGCTTCAGTTCCAAACATTCAAGATCCCACGAAAGCGAAGAGGGAAACGCTAGCAGCAGCACCGGGACCCCGCCGCAAACTCCAATTCGACAACGACGACGACGACGAGAAGGAGAACCAACGTCCACCACCGGAGAAGGTTCCAGAGCGAAGAGACGACGAGGAGGCCACACACCAGTGGTCCGTGCTGGGGTATCTGCTGCAGAAGTGGGAAGCAGACATCGAGGAGTTCCAACGTCAGGTCTTACAAGACTTGCAAGACTTGAAGCTGAAGCTCGGGATCCACTGATTCTTATATTTAAAGGTCGCTCAAATCAGTTAAAATGTTGGCGTTATAGATTACCTAAAGATTCATTTAATGTAGCTACAACAGTGTTTAGATGGGCTGGGGAAGAGGAAGATGATAGCTACCTTTCACATCGCATGCTAGTTGCTTTTAATAATCAAACTCAAAGAAAGTACTTTTTGAAGTCTGTGTCTATTCCCAGGGGGGTGTCATTTGCTTATGGACAATTGGACTCTTTATAATGACGTCTTTAAAACGGAGAAAACGTGATACAGTTGATAATTTGTATAGACAATGTCAACTAGGGGCTGATTGTCCTCCTGATGTAAGAAATAAAGTTGAAGGCACTACGCTAGCTGATAAACTACTCCAAGCCTTTGGAAGTATTATTTTCTTAGGGGGTTTGGGTATTGGTTCTGGTTCAGGGTCAGGGGCTGTAACAGCTGGTAGAGCAATACCTGATTTAGCACCAGATGCTACTCCTATTAGACCTACAAGACCATTAAGACCCTCTTCAGGCCCTAATACAACGCGACCGTTTTCGGTTCCTATTGATAGAATCGGAGTTCCAGGCGCCGGTGGTCGTCCTGTGACAATAGATGCAACTAGCTCTTCCATAGTGCCATTAACTGAAGCTGTACCAGACACTGTAATAACATTAGGAGACCCTACAATTGGTGTGACAACAGATATAGCAGTTGATGTAAATCCTATTGAATTAGAACCTATAAATCAGGGTCCTGATACTCCAGCTATTATAAATGTGACACCTACAGAACCTCCACCGGTTAGGATTTTGTATAGTGACACAACAACATATGCTCCTCCTGAAACAGTACAGATAGCCTTTACTGATCCTAATTTGAATGTATTTGTAGATCCAGCATCTACAGGTCAGCATATAGGTTTGGAAGAAATTGAATTAGATACAATAGGTGGGCCAAGCACGTTTGAAATAGAAGAATCAGCTCCAAGAACAAGTACACCCTTGGAAAGATTAGGCCAAGTTTATAATAGAGCCCGCCAATATTATAATAGGCGTGTGCAACAGGTTCCTACAAGAAACATAGACTTTTTAGGTCAACCTTCCCGCGCAGTTCTATTTGGATTTGAAAATCCCGCCTTTTTAGATGACGTCACATTAGAGTTTGAGCAGGACCTTAGAGAAGTTGCTGCAGCTCCTGATGAAGATTTTAGAGATGTTAGACAATTACACAGACCAACGTTTTCAATTACAGATGAAGGTTTAATTAGGTTAAGTAGGTTAGGAAGTAGAGCTACAATGCAAACCAGATCTGGTAGAGTATTTGGCAGTGATGCTCATTTTTATTATGATGTATCAGAAATACCAGAAGCTGGAGAAATAGAAATGCAGGACTTAGTAACCCCAGGAGTTCCATATACTATTGTGGATCCACAAGCTGAAAGCAGTTTTGTAAATGCATTAGCAGACGTAACTCTATTTACGGAAGACCAATTAGTTGATTTTTATACTGAAAGCTTTGACAATGCACAATTAATATTGGAGGGTCAAACAGAAGCTGAGGAACGATACACTTTTCCTATTCCTATATCTACAACTGCTATAAAACCATTTGTTGTTGATATTGGAAATGGTATATTTTATTCATCTCCTACAAATATATCTACTAATAATTACAGTCCAAAATTTCCTTTTATTCCTGTGTCTCCTGGTGTGACAGTAAATATGTACTCAGATGATTATTATTTAGACCCATCTTTATTAAAAAGAAAGCGCAAACGCTCAGATGATTTTTAATGTTTTACAGATGGCACTGTGGTTACAGACACGTGGCAAACTTTATCTACCTCCCAGCAAACCAGTTGCAACTGTGATGAGTACGGATGATTACTGTATACCAACAAATCTTTATTTTCATGGAGGAACAGACCGTATGTTAATAGTTGGTCATCCTTATTATGATGTTACAGATGCTAATAATGATCAAAAGTTATTAGTTCCAAAATGTTCAGGTAATCAATACAGAGTTATTAGACTATTATTTCCAGATCCTAATAAATTTGCAATAGTAGACACATCAATATTTAATCCAGAAAAAGAACGCCTGGTATGGCGTTTAGAGGGTATAGAAATAGGGCGAGGTGGCCCTTTAGGTATAGGACTGACAGGAAATCCTTTGTTCAATAAATATGCTGACGTTGAAAATCCTACTCAGAATCCTGCAGCTCAGGATGACAACACTGACTATAGAGTAGATGTTGCTATGGATCCAAAGCAAATTCAGCTATTTATAGTTGGGTGTACACCACCAACTGGAGAGCACTGGGATGTAGCTGAACGCTGTCCAGGAGAACGTGCAGATGCAGGCTCATGCCCACCTATACAATTAGTAACTTCAGTAATTGAAGATGGAGATATGGTGGACATAGGATTTGGTAATTGCAACTTCAAAACTTTGCAGGAAGACAAATCAGGTACTCCTTTAGAATTGACTAATGAAAAGTGTAAATGGCCTGATTTTTTAAAGATGGAAAAAGATATTTATGGTGATCAAATGTTTTTCTGTGGTAAAAAAGAACAAATGTATTCCAGACATATGTTAGCGCGAGCTGGGATTGATGGTGATCACCTACCAGAATCATTGTATTACCCTCCAGTTAATAATGGAAACAATCTTGGTCCTTACACGTATTTCCCGACCACAAGTGGTTCATTAGTTACTAGTGACAATCAGTTATTTAATAGGCCATATTGGCTACATAATTCTCAGGGTGCTAACAATGGTATTTGCTGGGATAATCAACTATTTGTAACAGTGGTTGATAACTCCAGAAATACTAATATTAACATTTCAGTTTACAAAGAAAATGGTGGTACTATACCTAACCAATATCAGTATAAGTCTAAAGATTTTAGAAACTAT